GGCCGGTATCGCCTTTAGGACCCTGTTCACCCCGTGGCCCTTGCTCGCCCTGAGGACCTGTGTCGCCTTTAGGACCCTGTTCACCCCGTGGCCCTTGCTCGCCCTGAGGACCTGTGTCGCCTTTAGGACCTGTTTCTCCCTGCGGGCCTTGCGGTCCTGGTGTTTTTGCAATCTCTTTCGCTTCTTCCAGCGCTGTCAGTGCACCGGACTCGTGCAACTCCGCGTTTTTTGCTGCCTGTTCTGCACGATCTGCATCCAGTGAAACCGAAGACACAATTTGTTCCACGTGCTTTTTATCTTCGGCAACGGATTCTGCATTCTGCTGTACGTTATCCGCCAGCGTCTCGCAGTCGCTCTTAATTTGTTGCGCATCAGCGACATGTTGCCCGGCCTGTCGTTCGCTTTTCGCTGCCGCTTCTGCGCTCTGCTGCGCCTGCGCCACCATTTTCTCAAAGCGTTTCACTACATCCGGCTTTAAATCGCCTTCATCAAGGGCAGTCAGAAAATCATTCAGTGTGCCGGGCTTTGAGTCGTCGTAAACCGAAATGTCACCCACGCAGCACTTAGGGCCGTTCTTTTGCTTGATGTGTACGGTGTATTTGCCTTTTTGTGCTTCAAAGGCATACTGTCCCGCCGCATCGGTTTCAATAACCGCAAATGATTCAATGACAACTTCACTGGTATTAACCAGTGCATCTAAATAAATTTTGCATTCCGCCATCGGAACGCCAGCGCCATTAATCAGCGCACCTGAAATTAATACAGACATAAAGCCTCTGAACTGAAAACGGCCGCCAGACAGCGACCGTTATTGTTTTACACGTCAGGTTTTTCCGGCCACTGAATTAAATCAAAGGAAGATTTATCACTGACCTGACTTAAATCCAGCGCCTTTACCGCTTTGATATATGCCATCCACTGCGTAAGACGGGCTTTATCATCGTCGCTGATGGTGCCCAGCTCCAGCTCGATTTTCCAGTCGGAGGTGATGTCCTTCGCTTCATTCAGCAGGCGCTGGCGTTGTTTTTCTGCCAGTTGCGAATAATCAACAGGAACCGGCAGCACTTCGCCGTCCTGGTAATACCAGCTGGCTTCAATGCCAAAACCTTCCGGCAGTTCATCCACTTCCACAATAGTGAAGCCAGCCGGATAAAGACGGGACACGTCTTCCGCCATCGAATAAATCACGCCGGTTTCCGGGTGAATACACAATTTGTATTTCTTCGTGAATTTATCCAGTGATTCATAAAAATCCTGTCCGTCTTCACTACGGAAATACTGAATATTTTCACCATAAGGCATCTCTTCCGGGTAATAACGCGTGACGTTTCTGAGTTCCATTATTTTCTCCTTAATTAACCTGATACAGTGCGCCATGAACCATTGATATAAATCTGAGTTTGTTTGTAATACACGCCGCCGATGTTATCCGCAGAGTTACTGCCGGTATCCTGAACCTGAATACCGGACAGGGTGCAACCAGACGGCGCGCGAAATGTCCAGGTCATCCAGTTACCGCCGGGATTGTGAAACACTTCGCTGGTGTATCTGAAATCACGCACAGCACCGGAATCGGTACTGCTGATGGTGATATCGCTGCTGCCATCAAACAGCACATTGTTAATCCTGCGGGCCGTCTGAAGCCGGGTTGCCGTTCCGGCGTTGCCGCCGATGTTGTTGATAGTGATATCCGAAGTCAGGGCCATGCCGTTGACCTTACGCGCTTTTGGCACACCGCTGATGTTATCCAGAAACAATTGTTTATTCGGGATGTCTGCACCGTTACGGTCTTTTGCCAGTCTGGCGTTTGCGTTATCCATCGCAATCTTGACCGCTTTTGGCGTAGCTGCTTCTGTTTCTGATTCACTGTTAACAGCACTGTTAAGCTGCACCACGCCTTTTTGCGTCAGTGATGCATCCGGGACTTTCTGGCCAATAAACGAGGTCAGCGCCTCAACCAGCTGGTTTTGTTTTTCCGGGTCAGGGGTGACGCCAGCCTCTTTAAGGACGTTAATCACCTCCTGCTGCAAATCACGCGTTGCCGCCTGATGATTATTCATAAATTCAGCAGTAACGATGGTTCCCTCAATTCCCTGAGTCGGGTCACCGTCATGAAATAACTTATCCGGCGTATTCACCGGGGGCATTAAATTCCGCATTATTCCTCCACCTCATACGTGAAATAACAGTCTGTAAAAGCCGGTTTAAGGTCTTTAAACGTGTTTTCTAAAATGGATTCCCCGAAGGCCGTCAGCGGTTCACCGGTTGCCGATGCACCCGTTCTGAACCGGTAGACCGGTGTTTTTGTCCCGATAACATTGACCTGCCACGCCCAGCGGATTTCCGGTATCAGCAGACGGTCACCACAGCGGTTTATCCCCACCCGGAACGGTCGCGGCTCCGTAATGGTGATGGTATAGCCCAGACTGGCGGCAAGGCTTTTGAAGTAAGGGATTGACAGACCACCCGTGGCAGCCATTTTTACCAGTATGTTTTGCCGCCGCTCCTGTTGTGTTGCCCCTTCACGGGGGACAACACCGTACACGCGCTCCCAGTCGGACAGCGTCATCGATGCCTGCAACGGGGTGATTTGTGCCAGAACGCGCGCTGCTGACGCCTTCACGGCTTCCATGACGTCAGCCTCGGCTGTCAGTTCTGCGGAAATATATTTCCCGTTCAGGTCATAACTGACAGGTGGCAGCATGGCGCGAAATAAATCGACCATATTCATAAAATCACCCCTCACGTGGAAAAGGCTGAATATCAATATTTCCCGGGCGCAGCCATTCCCACGTTGACGCGTTAATAATGGCTTTTACGTTGTCTGCTGGCGTAATGATTCGCCGGTCACTGACACCGGAAATTAATGAAATCTGGGTTTCCAGTTGTGAAATAATTAATTCTTGCCCCGGCTCCAGTCGGTTCATAAAATCCGTGATAACGTCAGTTATCTGCGGTTTTATCTGCTCAACGGTCAGGCCGCTGGTTTTTACCCGGACAACGAAATCAACGGCTTTTTTCGTCGGGGCCAGCACCATCGTGTCCTTCGCCGTCACCGGGCGAACTTCCTCAATATGTGCCAGCACGGCATTAATCAGTTCCTGCGAGGGGAGGTCATTGGCTGACGTAATGGCCACATCAACCGTTCCCAGTCCACGACGCAATGGCTCCACATATGCCGAGGTAACGCCATCCACTTCCAGCGCCCAGCGTTTGTAATCATATTTGTTACCGCCAGCGGGTGGCCTGCGCAGAATATCCAGATAACGCGCCAGCAGGTCGGCGTCACTTTCCCTGTCCGTTCCGCCAGTCAGGGATTTAATCGTCACCGTGCTGTTGATGCCTTCCGGCGGACTGACCAGCGTTGCCGTCTGCGTTGTGGATACGTTCGTCTGTGCGCCCGTGGTGGTGCTTTTTACCGTCACCTCCGCGCTGCCTTCATCACCGATGGTGCAGTCTGCGGTGGTGGCCACGCTGACACCTTCACCGCGAATTTCCGCACCGGCTGGCAGCATCTTACCGGGGGTACCGGTAATCACCACCGGACCGGATGAGGCTGTTGCTTTTTTACGAAAAACATTGCGCGTGCGGCAGTGCAGCTCCAGATATTCAGGGTCTGCCGTGTCAGGAAACACCTGACGGAGGATCCACCCCTGATGCATATAAAGCCCGTCCGCCACGCCGGATACGGCATTGGCACGAATGCGGTAATCGCTGTCAGCGCCGGTGTCGATGGTTTCTCCCGGCAGGGCGTTAGCGATATCACGTAGCTGGCGTTCTGTGTTTTCAGCAACGCCCGGAACAGGAAACGGCATTACATAATCCTCACAGGGTGTTCAAACGTCTGCGGTGTGCCCGCGTTATCCGTGACGGTGATTAGCAGCAACAACCAGCCGCGCTGCCCCGTTTTTGTGTCAACGGTAATTGCTGTCGCCCGCCCGTCATCGAGCAGGGGCTGAAGTGCCTGGCTGGCATACTGCGCCGCCAGCCTGTGGACACGGGAAACGTCTTTTTCCCGCTTCAGTTCGTGCAGGCGTGACCCCAGCGACGCATCCGCCCAGTAACTGCCAAGCGGTGTCGCCAGTCGCAGATAAACCGCGTTATGGAGTGTATAAATCCGGCGGTGTTCGTAGTCGCCGGTTGCAGGTGAAATCGTCTGGTCCATGCCGCCAGTCTGGCAGCATGGACAGGTCAGAATCAGGTGAGGGTGTTCAGCACTTAATTAACCGGCGTGTCAGACATGCCGTGTGGGGTCGGGTGTTTGTGCGTTCCGATTTTAACGCCATTAATGGTGACGTCAACGGAGGTAATCACACCGCTTGTGTGGTTGATATTGCCTTCAAAGGTGGCAGTATATTTTCCTTTGCCGCCTTTAATGGCCATACCCCCATTACCGGATATTTTCCCTTCAGCAATTAATTGCTCACTTGCGGTAAGTTGGGGAGTAATAAAACCGGCGCTGTCCTTTGCTTCAACTTCAAACGAATTACATTTCACCCGGTAAATATCACACTCCGTTTCAATCACACGTCCGCGCTTCAGCACAATTTTCGCGCCTTCATCGGTATACAGGGCCACCTCGCCGGGTTTCAGTTCCGTCAGGCGATATGCGCCGTGCTCGGTGGCCACGACGACGGTATGGGAGGTATTACCGTTCAGCGGAACGGCAATACCCATCGAGCCGGGCGGCGGGGATGTGGTGAGGCCGTAATGCTGAAAATACTCCGCACCGTCCAGCTGTTCGCCTGCCAGCCCGTTCAGCTGGAGAAGCTGTACTTTGGTCGAACTGTCCACCGTACCGGTCACCACCCTGAATGCCTGGCGAACGGCGACCAGTGCCTGCTGTATGCGCTGATTAACCTTGTCCCACATCATTTCTCCCAGACCTTAACAATGGCGACCTCTTTTTTCTTTTTGCCCCTGCGGTGATGGCGTTTCTTCTCGCGCGGGAAGGCATCAGGTATCCACACGCCGTCCTCCTTAAAGCGAAGACGGGTTGTCTGTCCGTTCCGGCCTACGCTGAACTCACGCCCCATCAGGAAAAAGATGGCGTCGATGCCGTGGGGTTCGCTGACAATCCGCACACGCTGGCCGGGCTGCCACAGGACACCGTCCGCCGTGCGATGGCCTGCAACCAGTGCGACGATATCCAGCCCCGACAGGCGGGCATCACTCATCATTTTTTTTGCGCGCCAGTTCACCTGCTCCATGTTACTGGTGTCGCCCTGGGTGATTATCTGCGGGCGGTAATAATCCACGGTGGGGTCGGTGGCCACGGCTTTCATGTTATGAATGCCTGTCTGACCACTGCCTGTATTACCGCTGTCCTGCCCGGATAATGTGCGCACGCTGCCGTCCTCGTTCCAGATATCCAGCGGCACCACGGCTACCTGTTTCTTGCTGTCTGCGCGGCGGGCGTGGCTCTGGGCCAGCACCGTTAGCTCGGAGAAACAGCCGTTAATGGACCGGGTATCGTCCAGCTCCATCACGTTGTTCCCGGTGCCGTCCAGCTTCATAATCAGCGTGTCCACCGGCGTGGTGGTGTAGTCAGGGCCACCCACAACCAGCGTCCCGTCAGGCTCAAACCACGGCCATAAGCCGCGACCGGCGGCAGCTTTAGCCAGTGCATCCCACGCACGCATCCCCGGCTCTATAACGACCTTGTCATTACGTGACACACCGGACGCCTGAATACGGATGCGCTGTATCCCCAGCGGTCTGACAATCCTGTCGATGACCTCGTCCAGTGTCAGCTGGTTGGCACTGAATACCGGCGCGGCACAGTCTACCAGAATGGCGGCATCATCACGCCCGGACAGGGTCAGCGTGCAGCTCTGACGGGATACACTGCGGCGCACGCTGTCCACGCGACCACTGAGGACCGTCTCGTCTCCCACCTGCAAACGGACCGGCGCACCCCGGACGATATCCGCCGGGAACACCTTTTCAGGCAGTCCCAGCTGAAGCTGCCACCCGTCGGCGGCTTTCAGGAAATCGCTGTCAATACGATAACTGCTCCAGTCAGAATGCGACCTTCCGGCAATGACCAGGCTGATTTTGTCGTCGTTATTTTGCGTAGGCATTAATCACCATCCCGGCGGTTATGTTGTTCGGGTCACGCAGCTGCGGGTTCAGACGTTGCAGCTCTGCCGCACGGCTGTAATCACCGTACCACTGCCACGCCAGCAACAGCAGACAGCTGTCCGCCTGCACCTGTTTCTGCGTCAGCGGTGGGCGGCGTGACAGAACCAGCAGGCCGACATCCTGCACGGATGCCGCCACGTTTTTCATGCTCTGAATGATTTCCGGGTACATCAGCCCCAGTGGTGATGCGGTTTCGGTTATCCGTTCGCGTTCGCCTTCATAGCGTTCACGGAACAGCGTAATGGCTGCCTGTAAGCGGGTGCGCACATCCCCGACCAGTCGCCCGATATCCGCCGGGATAAGCTGTTCTGACTGGGCCTCATCGGACAGTATCGCTGTTGCCACGCTGGCCAGCTCTGAGGCCGCCAGAACCGCATAAGCCGCTTTCACGTCCTGCACGTCTTCCACGGACGCATCCGGCGGAAGTGCCACAGACGGCGTTTTATCACCGCTGACCAGTGCGACCGGCAGCGCGACCAGCTCATCCATATCTGCCATCACCTCATTCCAGCAGGTCATCACGGTCGCAGAACTGGCGACGCTGTCTTCTGCGGTCAGCCCGGTCGTGGTGGCGGAATCAGTACGTTCCAGCACCGGCACCGCGTGCCCGACATCTGACGTGTGGATTTCCAGCACCTCTGCCAGCCCGCCGATGAACTTTCCGGGTTCGCTGGCCAGTGACATCATATTGTCGATGGATGAGAGAAAATCGCTTTTGAACGTCAGCAGGGTATTCACCAGCGTGGCACGCACCGTCTGGATTTTTTTTATCACGCTGTTAATGGTCTTTAAAGGGGCCGTAACAGCGTCAAATAATTCGCTTAACTGCGCCAGTAACTTATCCAGTTCTTCAAATAACTGCTGTGCAAACAGCTCCGGTAACGGGGTGCTGAACAACGCGCTGCCGGTGCGGTTCTCCAGAAAACTCATGTCAATGGTGCAGCTGTCCGGGCTTTCTGCGTCATGGCGGATGCTGTAGCCGGTCACAATCACCGACGGCACAGAGCCATAAACCGGATGAATCAGTTCACCATCGCCGCCTTTATCCAGGGCGGCGATCAGCTTTTCAAGTTTATATTCGTAAAACTCCCCCCACAGGAACGCCGTCATGCGGAACGGTCGCGCCTTGCGTCCGAGGTCGTGCAAATCCGCCCCGTCAACAAACGGGTATTCATAGACCGCATGGTCGCGGCTGATTTGTTCATCCGTGTTCAGTACATCAAACTGCACGCCACGAAAGGAGGCGTTTTGCAGGTTTTCAGCCCAGCCCATCAGTAAGTTCCTCCCGTGCCTCTGTTACCGTCCTGAAGGTTGTATTTATTCACCGCCTCTGCGATAACCTGCCCGTCGAGCACCACCTGAGTGGTGACGTTCACCGGGGGCGCTGGCGGCTGTCCGCCATTCTGAACGCCGGGCTGACCACCACGTTTACCGGATGCATTAACGGTATCAGCCGCGGTCATCCCGGCTTGCTGTCGGACTTGTTCTGGTGTCGGCAGAGAATCACCGGCGATAACCCCGGTTTTTTTCAGTTCGTCAAGATACTGCTGGATCCATTTTTCGTTTTCTGTTGAGTAACCTTCGCCAAACTGCCACCACGGCTGGTACTTTTCACGGGCAGCATCAATCAGCCACTGAGGATATTTAGCCCGTATATTTTTCCAGCGTTCCTCGCTTCCTTCGACGGCGGCGTCTTCTTCCGGGCTGGTTGCTGTGGCCAGTGCCGTAACGGTGCCACCGAAAGAAAGCAGGCCACCGGCAATGCCGGGAAGTTTTAACCCTTTGCCTTTCTTAATTGTGGTTTCAAGCACATCACCAACAACGTCGCCAATCTTGCCATCTGATTTTCCCCCGGTCAGGATTTTGACCCCGGCCCATGTCAGGGCCGCTGCGGTCATCGCTTCAATGGCGGTCGTGGCCCCCACCACTGCTGTGGTCAGCCCCGGAAACTTTTCACCCGCCCAGCTTATGGCATCGGCCACAGTACCGGATGCATCCGCCAGCTTTTTCACGCTGTCCATTTGTGAAAATTCAAGCGTGTTTTTAGCCTGCCCGGTTTTAAAATCATTCGTGTCTGATATGAATTTAAAATCCACATCACCCGCGCGCTGACCTTCCGGCAGGGTGCGCTGCTGATTAATCGCGTCTTCAACCTTTTTCCGGTATTCAGGGTTGTTACGGTAGGCTAACAACGCCATCAACGCCTGACGGTCTGCAACCAGCTTTCCGAAACCAAAGCCTTCAAGGAGTGTTGCCATCGAATCATAAACAGCCGTCTGCTCGCCTTTATCCCTGGCGGAGGCCAGTTTCTTTTGCAGCTCCTGATAGCGTTTATCGCTGGCAACAATTTTGTCTATCAGGCTGGACAGCGCGTCTATCGGATTAAGTCCATGTTCGCGCGCTTCAGTCAGTGTGCCGGAAAAGTCGATTCCCTTACCGTTGTAATTTATCCCCGCAGCCGCTGTTTCAATATCCTTACTGGTCAGTTTTGCCAGCAGGTTAACCACGTTATTTCCGGCCTCATCACTGCTGCCCGCCGTGATGGCGGCAGCTTCATTCAGCGCCAGAATCTTGACGAAATCATCTTTGCCTTTCATCCCCGCAGCTGACGCAGCGCCCATTTGCTGGGATAACCAGCGGGCCATGTCGTTCAGTTCAAAGCTGCCTTCTTTGCCCGCTGCAATCGCCATATTCAGAACGGTGGAAATATCTTCATCCCTGAATCCAAAGGTCTTTTTGCCCTTAATCATCACCTTAGCCAGGTCTGTCGCTGATGCACCGGAAGCCGTGGCGTATTTCATCAGTTCAGGCAGCCACTTACTGGCTGTTTCAAATGAAATGCCGTCTTTCAGCAGGGCATCCAGCGTTTCGGCTGCATCCTCTTTCGTGCCACCACCATAGGTCACTGCGTTACGGATGCTGCTTTTCATCTGTTCAAGACCGGCTTTGCGCCCCTCCAGTCCACCATCACTGAAGGCGGTATTCGCCATCATTGCCAGCTGGCGTTCGTAGCTCATCTGCTTTTTGACCGGCTGCGCCATAATGGCAGCACCTGCTGCGATACCACCGCCAATTGTCAGAACGTTGCCGCCGATATTGGCCGCCTTTGCCAGCGTGCCGACACCGCGCATTTCCCGCTTCAGCTCCCGGATTTGTTCTTTCGTGGCACGCCATGCCCGCGCCTGTTCGCGGGCAGACATGACGCCACTACGGGCAAGGCGGTTATAACTGGCTTCAGTAAGGGCGATTTCCCGGCGGATTTCATGCTCCGAACGGATGCCAAGCGTTTCCCGGGCACGAGCTGCACGCTGTAATTCGGTGACAACCCTTTTTGTGCTGTTGATGCTCTCATCATCGGTGCGTTTCTGCTCCTGACCTGCCTTTTTGGTTGCTTTTTCCACTCCTTCAGTGGCTTTTACAACCTTCTTTTTTCCCTTTTCCAGAACCTGCGAGGCTTCGTCCTTCGCAGTCAGGGTCATGCCAACTTTGAAATTACCGGCCATTTTTCTGCTTACCTTTTCTGCGTTTCTTTCTGAGGGATTTAAATGACTGGCGGGTGGTCTGCGAGGTGTCCTTTCTTCCTGAGACGCCGCCGTTCAGCCTGTCAACGGCGGCAAGCCAGCCGTCCAGCTCGGGACGGCTCATGGTCATGATTTGCTCTTCGGTTATTCCGTAGCGCCCGAGGATGAGGACTGCGAGCCGGAGTCCGGCGAGCCGGGATTCCCGCCGCTCCGCTTTACCTTCAGAATGTCACGTGCCGCTTTCAGAATCTCAAAATCTTCCGGCACCATATGGTCATACAACAGTTCCGCCGTCAGTTCTTCCTGCGGGATATCTCCCAGACGGACCAGCGTTGCCGCCATCACCGCACAGCGGTAGTAATAATCCGCCGCGAATCCAGCCACCGTCTGAAAGCGTTCTTCCGTTTCTTCCAGTGCCTGCCCGTTATCACGCATGACCGGCAGACGCAGCTCAAAGTTTTTATGAAGGATACCGTTAAACTCCACGCCAACTGACAGTTCGCCGGTATGTGTATTAATCAAAGTCATCCTGTCACCTTCCTGAGTGCAGCCATTTTGATATCAATTTTCGCTTCACTGTCGACGGTGTATTTCTCACCCACTTCGGTTGTGAAGCAGTCCAGATAGGAGGTGCGCTTGCCGCTGTTACTGAGCGGATAAATTGAGATTTTCACACCTTCCAGATTTTCCCAGTCCGGCTCGTTGGTATCAGGGATAACCGCCGAAACTGAAATATCGTAAGTGGCAATGCCACGGGCAAAGCCTTTAGCCCTGCCGGTTTTGTTCATGGTCTTGACCAGCTTTCGCCCGGTGTTGATCTGAACATCGAAGTCGGTGATCTCGATTTCCTGGCTGTCCACCTCCAGCACAATCGAGCCGACATATTCTTTAATGGACATTTACCGCGCTCCTTACAAAATCATGTCGATGCGACCGGCAAACACATGCAGGCCGTTAACCACATCCGCCGGAACCACGCAGTCGAGACGGTTTGCATCTTTCCCGTTTCGCTGAACGCGCAGCTTTGCCTTGTTCGCTTCCACGTTCTCCAGAATTTCCGCTTCCTCCAGCTTGATCAGCACGTCATACAGTTCGCTTTCCACTTTTGCGATAGTGCGGGTGCTGAGTTTTTCGCGCGGGAAGCGAAGGCTGATGCGTTCGCGGCACGCCTTGCGGGTGTAGTCCAGCGTTCTGATGGACGTGATATCCAGTAACGAGACGTCAGTCACGCCCTGTGCGTTAACCGTGTACGTACTGACCGCACGCACAATCTGTACCGTGTTACCCGGGCCAACCTCAACCGGCGTCAGGCCGTTATGCAGAGCGTTTTCCTGTTCGTTACGGCTTTCACGCTGTGACATGGCGACCACATCCAGCCCTGACAGCGCCAGCGAGTTCAGCGGACGCGCCGGGTCTTCCTCGCCCGCCATCACTGCGCCGTAGATGGCGGCCAGCACCGCTGGCAGCTTCACGGAGCCGCGATACCAGGGGATGGACACGCGCCCGCTGTTCACACCGGCTGCCAGGGTGATCCCGTTTCCGAGACTGCCCGTCCAGCCCGCACAGCCAATCGCGCCGCGCTGTTCCATCGCGTTCCCGGTTTTCTCCAGATGCTGCTTCAGGGCGGCAAGGGCTGGCGTGGTACTGAACGGACAAATCAGAATGTTGTGACCGGCGGCAAAGACCGCATCCAGTGCGGGCTGAATATCCGGATCCATTTCACCGTTCGCCATCGGCGTGGCGCTCACGGTCAGACCACCTGCCGTGGTGGATGCTGACAGGGTGATGTCATTCCCCCAGGCACCTTTGGTCCGGGTGGTGACCGTCAGCTGAGAGGCTTCCGATTGGTATTCCCCCGTAACCAGAAGCGAGGGCGTCTGCGTCATTGCTTCCACCAGTGCCGGAATGATTTTCGACGGTTCATCACCGGTTTCCACATCCACCGTGACCTGCTCACCGGCAACCCATACCGACAGCGTGCCGCTGCTGGTTGCCGTGCCACTGACGGTAACTGCGCCGGTTGCCGCCTTTCCTGCGCCACTGTCTGCAATACCGATAACATCCAGTTGCAGATAGCTGTTGGCATTAATGGCCGCGCGCGCCATTGCAGCGGCCAGCGAACCGGCCCCGAAATACACATCCGCTTCGTCTTCGGAATACACGGAAACGGCATTCAGGGGCGTGGCGGTGCCGCCTGACAGCATCGGGCCAATCACCAGAACACGCTGTTCATTACCCGGCAGCGTGTTAACGGCCAGCCGGGTATTAAACTCAAAATGCACACCGGGCTTACGGATGCCGCCCGAAATGGTGTCAAACTGAATTTCACTCATCGGAATCCACCTGTTTCTCTCTCTTCGCCTTCGCTTTTACCTGCACGGCGTCCTGTTCAGCCGTCACGGTGGTTTCAGGCTCATCCTTCACCAGAATCAGGTCACCGTCCTGAACGGCGCGCCGGTAATAAGCGGTGTTCTCAACGGTCACCGCTTCCGTGGTGATGTATTTCCGGGCGTTATCCTCCATCGGGAACTTCATCCCGGGAGCCGCCTTAACCTTCATTTTGTTCATGCTGTTGCTCTCTTAATTCATCCAGACCACAGATATCTGCGCCGTATTGCGTACCAATTCGCAGTAAATCCGGATCCGGGTCTGACAGCCTGCCGTGGTAGCGGTTGAAGAGGCGGTCCGCTTCTGCGCCACGCTCCGGCCATTTGCCGTTCTCCAGCGCGTGCTCCACCCAGCGGGTATCGAACTCACAGGCAAACACGGACATTGCCCGCTCTGCCACGCCGGTGTTAAACAGCGTCCTGACCCGCCCGGGTTCGAAATAATCAATCTCCAGCCCCAAATCCTGACCGGTCAGCAGGCGACGGACGGATTCAACCAGCTGGTTTGTCCCGACCTCATCCCGGACGGTGCCTCCCTGTCTGGCGCTCTGTTCGCTGCGGGTGTTGTAATCACCCACCACAACCACAAAGCGTCCGGTGGCAATGTATTTCCGGCGTGACGTGGAATAGCGTTCGGTTTTCACGATGCCGCCGAACGTCACCCAGGCTGCCGGAAGGCTGCGAACAATCCGGCCCGGGTCTTCATCCAGTTCACCGGCATAGGTGCGGACATCCTGCACCATATGCCCCAGACCACAGCGCAGACGCTCAACCAGCGCCCGTTCAATTTCAGTAATCAGAATGCACCTCCCCGCGTGGACTCACGCCCGAACTGACGAGAGCCGGAGCGGATACGCACCTGTGACGATGACTGGATCACACTGCCGGACGTATCCCGCCCGAGGTTGATTTGTCCTGCCGCGACTTTCTCCAGAAAGCGGATGGCATCCCGGTAGCGCATCTGAATTTCTTCTGAGCAGATACGGTAATCGGTCGCCAGGTGATAACGGGCGATATCGCAGCAGTAACCCACCAGAATCCCCGGGCTGTCAGGCCACGGGGTCCGGTAACGCCCCACCAGATAGCCATCAATCTGGGCACTGGCGCGCGCAAGCGCGGAGGCCAGCTTTTCTTCGTCGATGAATCCTGTCATGTCTTCATCCGTCAGTGTGCGTGCCTCGCGTTCACTGAACGCCCTGATGAACTGTTCCGGTGTGGCGTAAGACATGGGTTACTTCTCCTTTTTGTCCGCTTTTTGTGTTTTCTGTGCGGCGTTCAGCTGTGCGGTCAGTTCACTGACTTTCTGGCGTTCTTCTTCCAGTTGCGCCGTCAGTTCGCTGACTTTCTGACGCTCGGCATCCAGCTGTGCGGCCAGTTCATTACCCCGGGCCGCGTCGTTCTGACCGGACGCTTTATCACGCTCCACCACAATCAGCATGGGGTCCGCCTTCAGCACCGCCAGCTGTTCCGGGGTGAACGCATCCACAGGCCATTCCTTCGTGGTTGCGCTGTGTGCCACACCGCAGCGGCGAAAACCCTCACGGCGGGCGGTAATTTCAATCACCTTTTCCATGCATTACTCCGTCGTACCATCTGAACCAAATGCCATCTGCCAGAAGCCATAACCGCCGTTACAGCGCGCTTCGGCACCAAACCGAAACTTCTTACGCATGAATACGTTGTCGCTGTTGTAGTCCGTCTGCTCCACAAAAACCGGTTTCTTACGCTGCTGGAAGATCAGCGGCTTGACCGAGCGGGAGGTGTCGAACAGGAACCATGCAGAATCCGACGTCAGCTCCGGCATCACCAGCACTTCAGCGGTGTTGCGGTACGGGTTCGGCGTACCGTCCGGGAACTTCTCGGCGGTCATCAGGTAGTTCGCGTCATCTTCCAGCGCCGGTGGCACAACCAGCAGATTCGGACGGATTCTGAGAGATGCGCCTTCGTCATCTTTCAGGCTGCGCATGGCCGTACGGGCGGCACCGTAGGAGGCTTTCGCTTCAGCAAGCGACCCCACTTTGAGTTTTTTGGTGCCTTTGTTGGACACCGATTTACCGGCGACCAGGTGGTCGGTATCAAAGAACATCTGGCCGTCGTAACAGGGACTGGTAAAACCGTTATTGATAAGGGACGCCACAATATCTGCCGGGAGTTCTGCCGCTGACTGGCCCGCGTCTCTGGCCTGAAGGGCATAACCCATAATCTGGTCGTCCTCGATGTCATTGCGATCGACTTCAACCGTGGCTTCCCAGTCCTTGTTGCGGATGGTGTAGTTGAAGGCTTCCAGAGATTTAACGTTTTTATCACCGACCCACTCGCGCATTTTCGGGAAACGAGTTAACCAGCTGTAGTCGTTCTCCTTGCTGCCTGATGGCACTTCCATTGCCACTTTTTGCCAGTCAGTGGGGGTCTGGTCGTAGGCTTTCTGATAGGTGGTTTTAAGATTAATAAAAATCTGGTTGACGTTTTTAGCGTTGACTAACACGTTTCGCTCCTTAACTGAAATAAACCCAGACGCCATCGCCACAGATGCCGATCACTTTACCGGCGACAGGACGGGCGCTGCTGTTGTCGGTTTTTGCCACGGTCACGCTGTCTTCCACGTAACACAGCTTACCGACCTGCGATTGTGTGACCGGGTCTGAGGTGCTGTTCGCCATCAGAAAGGATTTGCCGCAACGCACCAGAACGGTGACATCACCATCGCTGCCGGTGCTGTTATCCGCCCAGCCATCAGACACGCCCAGCGTAATCTGTGAGGCCGTGGCACTGGCCGGAACGGCATAACCGGATGCGTTAACGGCCACCATATGACCGCCAAAAATTTCGGTTGCAGCGGCAACCGGCACCGGGTTCAGCTCGCCGTCACGGTAGGGGGTATTGCGATCCATTTACTTATCTCCTGCGTAACGGGCGACATCCTCTGGATCGACGCCCATCATTGAACAAATGGCGATATCGACATCGACGTCATCGCCGGTTTTAATCTGCGCCGGGGCAGGCGACGGCGTTTTGGGTGGTTTGCCGCCGGTCTGGGTGCTGCTGAGTGCGGCAAGCGGGGCGGTTTTATCCAGCCAGGTTTTAAAACCGTTGATATCGCGGCTGGCGTAATCTTTCGCCCAGTCTTCCAGCGTCGGAAGCAGTCGTCCGTCAGACAGCGCCGCCTGAATCAGTGCCCCGGCTTCGGCCTCACCGGACTGTTGCGCCAGTACGGCATAACGTCCCTGAAGTTCTTCATATGCCGTCAGAGGGATATGCTTCGTCGGGTCATAGGCATTTGCTGACAGGCTGGCGATTTGCTCGTCTTTCTGATTCAGCAGGGCCAGCAGGCCAACAGAAGCCGCTGCCGTTCCTTTGCCACCGGAAATAGCATCAATAATTTTTTGCAGTTCATTTTTAATGTCTTCCGGCGTTGAGGTTGCCGGGAGGTTCAGCGTCCAGCGCAGACTGGACAGCAAATCGCTTAACAGTTCTTCATCCACTGTTGTGGTCTCCGTTTCAGTTGACAGACTCGCCAGACGGCTGGCCGCAGCCAGCATGACCGCGTCCATACCGTCGAGCGCCGGGGTATTGGTCAGCGCAGCATGTAACAGCTCCAGCACTTCGCCGCGCTTGTTGTAGGCAAAAACAGGGGAAATAAATTTGTACTCACCGGCGGCAATCATGGCCGCCGCGTTCTCCGTCCACTCCACACCAGTGGCATACAGGCCCGCACCTTCTCGCCATTCCACCTGGCTGAACCAGCCCGCCGCCGGGGCGGGCTTGCCGTTGTTTACGGCGCGCAGCGTCTGATGTTCGTAATCAATGACAAATGGCGTGGTACGGGCTGCCACCTGCGCGACAAGCTGCGCGGCCAGTTCGGCAGTCAGCACCCATTTACCGCTTTCGACTTCATCGGTATGTGGGCGACCATCCACCGCACTGAACTCGCCCGCCGGAAACAGCTGGATTTCGCTGTGGGTTGCTTTAGTAATTTCGAGGCTTAATGCCGCAATGTTCATCTTCATACGCGGCATGATGACGAAAGGGGAACACGGGGTACTGTTGAGGGTGTTCAGCACCCGGCCATAACGGGAAAGGATAAAAGTGGAAATAAAACCGTTTTTAAAACCCTTTTAAAAACGATTCTGACGGCATTTACGGGGTGCGGTGCTGTAATGCCTCATCCGTGAGGCGTTTATGTCGTCAGAGTCGATTACAGCGCGTTTGTGGTCATTCAGTCAATCACACGCGCAAAATAGCGGTTTGCGGTGTTCTCCAGCTCGTCGATGTCGTCCTGCACAAGCTGAAGGAAGGGGCGCGCGGGCATGCTGACCGTATACGCTCCCACTGTTGCGCTCTGCACAAAATTACTGTTGCGCTTTTTCACAAAGCGGGTGCTGACGCTGCCGTTTTTGTACTGTTTAAAATACAGGTTCTGCGTCCGTGCCTGATGGCGGATTTCGCCGCCTTCGTTGTGGATACGGGCGTAACGGACGTTTGTCCCGACCGTGGCCTCGTTATTGTTAACCGCAGAGCGGATACTGGCAGCCAGTCGCCCGGACTTCTGGAGGATTTGCCCGGGGCCGCGTCGCTTCGCATAAGCCGGACTCCAGCCCATCCATTTCGGGCGACCCTGTTGTTCAAAGTTAGTCTCAACCGCATCCAGCATGGAACCCGCAAGCGCCGTCATCAGGTCGCGCCGGTCCTTCACGGAACGAATCAGTTTCCCCAGCGTGGTGTTATACGCGCTTAAATCAATCTTAATATCCAGTTTACCGTTGCTCATGATGCCTCCGGGGTATCCTGCATAACCCAGTCTGTCAGCGCGTCATCCTCAACCGTCACCACCGACCAGCGGTCGCCCGACTGTAACGCATACCGCCACGCGTTGCCGTCCTGTGTGACATGCTCTGCCCGTTCGATGGTCTGCTGCATCAGCACATAGTCGGCGGCGGTCGGGGGCGTGTCTGTTGCACTGAGGCGCTTCATGACGTCAGCCGTAAGGTTTACCGTCTGCCGTGCAGCGCCTGTGGCGGCGACCTGTTCCGGTGAACGGATGGCCAGCGGATATCGCTGGCGCGCATCCAGTTCGCTGACGTTCGCCAGTCCCCGGGAAAAATCCGGCCCGGTCAGGGTGCCGGTGACATACTGGCGAGCGCTGCGGTAATCGTATTTTTCCAGTTCCGGCTGCCATGCCGCTTTGCCGGGGTTAAAACCGAAGCCCGGGTCAGCGGTGTATACGGAGCCATCCGGCATCTTCAGCCCCATTGTTCTGATGGTCTGGCCCGGCTGGCCATATTCCTGCTCAACCTCAACCAGTCGCCCCTCGCTGCTCTGCACCGTCAGGCCATATTTCTCCACATCAGACGCCGAACGCGCCCGGATACGGCAGCGGCATCCGTATCCGTCCGGCGCGTAGAAATACTCCCAGACCGGGTCATCCGCCCGGGCGGTAAAACCGTTCAGGGCGGCGTGTTTCGGGCGGGTGTGAAGGTCCATCACCGCCACGCGCTCAAAATAAGGCCGGTCGGCCACGTTCGCCATCTGCTGCTGATAGCGTCCGGCGTTGTAGGACGACTGAATATTGGTATCAAATATCGTGCGCAACCGGCGCGACGTCAGCTGCCTGCCGTGCAGTTCGCCGGTGTCCTCGTCCACAATCAGCTTTTTACCCAGCCAGCCTTTTGATTCCAGCAGTGGTTCCAGTTGTGCAGCAAACTCCCGGAACGTCCCGCCGTCAGCCAGTGCGGCCGTCAGGCCATCACGGATATCCTTCAGCACATCCAGTTTCAGCACGCCCGCCACCGTGAACGCCCGGGCGTGTGCGATGTCCTTCACATCGTGCCAGCGGAAGCCGATAACGTATCCCTTGCTTTCGAAATACTTAATCGCTTCTTCCGGCTTCAGGGTGTACGCATACCCCAGGTCAACATCGTCAGCTGTCGGCATTCAGTCGCCCCCAGATATCCGCCACAAAGAATGCCTGCGTCAGCAACTGCCGCAGCGTGTCATCCGGCAGCTCCGGCCATGCTTCCGCCAGTACGTTCATGGCCTCGTCTGCATCCCGGCCTTCCTGTATGGCCTGCACCAGTGGGGCCACCAGCTCGTTCATTCCCTGCGCGATGGCTTCTGCCGGAAGTTCTGCCCGGTCGATGGCGCGTTGTGCCGGGTCGTCCTCTCCGTTGTCCTGCTGACTGAGTGCAGCAACATTCAGTCGCTCACGCAGCTGGCTGAGGCCCGCCTGCACAGGCAGACGCTGTGCCACCGGCACCAGTACCTCTTCGCCGTCTTTCGGGGTGGGGATACCGGTTTTTTTGCGTACCCACGACGCCGGGATATCCTTCATACCCACACTGTTGAGCAACACGCTGACGGCGTCCGCCACGCCCTTAATGTCGGCTTCCTGCTGCACATCAAACACCAGTCGCGGCAGACGGCGGGGCGGGATATCCTGCCAGCCGTTGAGGCTGGCCATCATCTGTATCAGGCTGCTGAACATGCCGGACAGCTGGCGTGCATCGGCGGCCAGAATGTCGTGCCGGACCTCGTTATGCACATTACCCAGCGCGTTGGTGGAGGTTTTACCGTCAGCCTGGCTGGTCAGCGTACTGCCCAGAATCACTTTTGAGGTGGTGCGCTCTGCCCATTCCACCATCGACATGAACGCCTCCGGTCCGCCGGACGCGGCCTCCTTGAACTCAATTTCGTTACCCTGCGGCAGGGCTGCCACCGCTTCATGACCCAGATTGACCAGCGCCTCAAGAATGTTGTCCCGGTCCTCGTCACTGGTGCCCTGTGCATAGTAGGCAATACGCGCCGGAAGGCCGTAAATCTCCAGAAATTCTGCCATATCACGCAGCGCAAAGTTTTTGAACAGATATGGCCAGACCAGTACGCGGAACAGGCCGGATGAACCCAGGAACCCCGACCGGGCGTTGTAACGGTGAACCAGCCAGCCGAACGGCCACAGCGCGGAACCGTCCTTACCATCCTCCCCACGATTGCCGTCATCCAGACGGAGTTCGTCATTGTGTTCCGGCAGGGTAATAAACCAGTTATGCGGGCGCAGCGTCACCGCATCCGGTAACCACGTTTTATCCACGAACGCCCAACTGATTTCCTGACAGCTGAAGCCATAACCGACACTGCTCATCCCGTTGAGGATGATGTCCTCCATGTCCGGGATGCCGTGCAGCCATTCATCCACGGCGGCAGCCAGCTCCTTTTCTGCCTTCGAGGCATTGCGGGGCGGCTCCACCGACCAGTCCAGCGTCAGCAACGCTTTTTTGCGCTTTTCCATCTCGGCGAACAGATGGCCATCACGTTCTTCCATATCCGCAAACAGCATCGCCTGCGCCGGAAGATAGCCGCGCTCGGCGGCTTCCAGAATGCGCGGCAGTTTTCTGATGTTCAGACCACGGGACGGGTGGTCGGGATAAATGCGCAGCCGTTCCGCCACTCTGACCGACTGCGTGGTTTTGAGTGCCTCACGTTTCAGCGGGCGTCCGTAAATATCAACAAGCTGTGCCATTACCATCCTCCTGAACCAAAACGCCCGCCACGGTCACGCCCGGTGCTGCGTGGGGTGTGAATCTGAAATTTTGCGCTGCGCGATACCGCCAGCGTCCACAGCATGTGCAGACAGTCCGGGCCATCATCGTGGTCGGCTTTGGGGTAGTGGCGCAGCTGGTCAATCAGTGTCTGATGTGTGTGGCTGATACGAATCAGGCCGTTGGCCATATGCGGCTGAAGGGATTCAATACGCAGCGCCTTATCCTCCAGCGGGATGACCGGCAGCGCCGGAACCGGTACGCCCAGCGCCGCCGAACGCTCAACCAGCACGGTACGCAGAAACTCCTGAAACTGGACGGACTCAAACGACCAGCACAGGCAGTGATATTCCCGCTGATACTTAATCACGTCTTCGATAAGTTTATTCGGCAGACGTCGGCGGATATCGGCTTCAACCACATCCAGAATGCCGGTAAAGCGGTTAAAGCCCCCCACGAGAATGGCCGACGGGTCGCGGTTTTTGTTTTTCTTCCCGAGACTGGGGTCAACAGCACCATAAAACACCCATTCATCAAGACGGTTAACCCAGAACTTAATGCAGCCCGCAAACAGCGCATCTTCACCGCTGACCGGGTCGTTCTGGTATTCAGAATCAAAGGTGTCATGACCGTCACGGACACGGATTTTCATCAGCGCCAGCAGGGGACGCGCCGCCCATGACACCACTGACCCGGCGAGCATGTCGGCTTCGTTCTGCCGGTAAAGTGCCTCCGCCGCTTCCGGCTGTTTGTTGCGGATGAGTTCTTCCCACTCGTCCCACAGCTTCATATTGGCAGGCCACTGAATAACGGCCTTAAAGCGGGCCGTTTTCCACATCGGGTTATTGAGTGTGCGCGACAGTACGGAGTCGTAATGCAGGATGGTTCCGATATAAATAATATCGGTTTTACCGCCAGCCTCACCCAGCGGCATCACGGTTTTGGTGAGCCAGTCGTGCAGCTTGTCGCGCTGCTCCGGGTTACGCACCATCTCGTCGTTCTCGATGTCGTCGAGGATGACCAGGTCAGGACGGTACGGACCGTGGCGCAGACCACGCAGTTTTTTACCACT